CCCCTCTTTTTTTTTGCAACAAAAACACTAATTTTTAGTTATACTATTATATGATAGTACTAACTACTTCTACAAGTCCGCAAACGGTTTATTTTATCCCTCGTGAAGGCACGGGTAATTCAGATAAGATATTCTTAACCGACGAACAGACAAACGTCACTACAACTATTAATATTACGACCTACGCAACGGGTGATTATTACCATACGGCAACGGCTACATTTGCATTAAAAGAAGGTCATACGTATATTTGTAAGATTGGAAAAACAAACGATATTCGCTTTTATGGACGTGTATTTTGCACTAACAACCCAAGCTCGAATTTCACTCAAACGGTAACAACCAACGAATTTATTATATATGAATAATATTATACAACTATCATCCTATACAGCCCCCGTCATTGTTGAGAACAATAAGAATGAGTGGGTCGAATATGGAGAGGACAATAACTACTATCAGTTTTTAATTGACCGATATAGTAACTCAGCGACCAACAACGCTGTAATTAATAATATTTGTCGATTAATATTCGGGCAAGGCTTAACGGCTACTGATAGCGCAATGAAACCAAATGAATGGGCGCAACTATTATCTATATTAAAAGAAGATGATTTAAGACGTATTATCTTTGATTTGTACGCATTAGGGCAATGTGCCTTACAAATACATTACGACAAAGGACATAAAGCAATTACAAGGGCTTTTCATACGCCTATACAATTGTTAAGACCTGAGAAATGTAATCAAGACGGGGACATTGTAGGATATTATTATTCTGACAATTGGAGCGACCCTAAAAAGTATGTGCCTAAAAGATTTGATGCGTTTGGAAGCTCAAAAAAAGAAGTTGAGATTTTGTACTTAGCGCCTTATAGTGCTGGAATGAAATACTTTTCAAATGTAGATTACCAAGGTGGTATTGATTATGCATTGTTAGAAGAGAAAATAGCTGAATACCTTATAAATGAGGTTAGTAACTCCTTTGCTCCCACGACGATTGTGAACTTTAATAATGGTACCCCAACCGACGAGATGAAGGACGAGATATCTGCATCTGTTATTGGTAAGCTTACAGGGTCAAAAGGTAAAAAAGTAGTTATATCATTCAATGAGAATGAAGCTACTAAAACAACAATTGACACCGTACCATTGCAAGACGCTGCGGACCATTACCAATATTTGTCAGATGAATCTACCTTCAAAATATTACGTAGCCACAATGTTACTACTCCTTTATTATTTGGGGTGTCGGTTGCATCAGGATTTAGTAGCAATGCTGATGAAATGAAAACAGGAGCGTTGTTATTTGAAAACATGGTTATAAAGCCAAAACAACAAATGATCGTTGAAATGCTTAAAAAAGTGTTGTCATTTAATGGTGTTTCACTTAACCTTAAGTTTAAAACATTGAATCCTTTACAAGGGGATGAACTACAACCTGTACAAGAGGTTAAAATGAGCGCCCAGGATGAATTAGACGTTGCGAAATACGGTGAGGACATTGATTTAGATGAGTGGGTGTTGATTGATAGTCACGAGGTAGATTATGAGCTTGAAGAGGAATTGGACGAACAATTACGCAAACTTAACGAGCCTACAAAATTGTCTAAGGTTCTAAACTTAGTAAAAACAGGTACGGCACGACCTAACACAAAGAGCTTACAAGATGGTGAGATTTTCAAGCATCGTTATAGATACGTTGGTGAGATAACTGATAAGACTCGTTTGTTTTGCAGAAAAATGATTGAAGCTAACAAGGTTTACAGAAAAGAGGATATTGTAAGAATGAGTAGTGAGGTTGTTAACGAAACAAGAACTCGCAAAGATGGTACAGTTGGTGGTTTTGGTCCACGTGGGGCAACCACTTATGACATATGGTTATACAAAGGCGGTGGAGCATGTCATCATAAGTGGGTAAGAGAAACTTACTTAAGAAAGTCAGACGTTAATTCACCTTTAGCTAAGAAGTTCACGCCGGCACAAACTCGTAAGTTAGGAGAAATCGCACCGACAAACGATAAACGAGTTTACACAAGACCAATTGATATGCCTAACAAAGGATTTTTACCTAAATAATTAAGACATGGCAGAAGCACTACTAATATCGAAAAAAGACCTCCAGGAATACACTTCACTTAACGCTAACACTGACGTTGACAAAGTGATTCAATTTGTACTTGTAGCACAGAATATTTGGATTCAGCAATATACGGGAACAAAGCTATTGGATAAGATAAAAACGGATATAACCAATAATACCCTTTCGGGTAATTACATAACGCTTGTAAGGTCATATTTAAAACCTATGTTGATACATTTTACGATGGTTGAGTATTTACCTTTCTGCGCTTACACGATATCAAATAAGGGTATATATAAGCATCAATCTGAGAATAGCGAAATCGTATCAAAAGAGGAGGTTGATTATTTAATAGAGAAAGAAAAACGCATTGCAGAAAGTTACTCGCAAAGGTTTTTAGACTATATTTGCAAGAACAATAGTTTGTTTCCAGAGTATACAACAAACGAGAATGGAGATGTATATCCACAACATAATAACTATCTAACTAATTGGTATTTATGAAGAAAAAAAAAGAATATAAACCAAAGGAAGAAAATGTAATCAAACTTAAAATCTATTTAAATGATATTAGCAAACCACGGAATAATAAGTAGTAGCGGAGGTAGCGTGCCTTTGTTATTAGATATATACAGCGGAGCAAGTGCTGCGTATTCGTTACGCAAATTAAATACAGCATATACAGGATATGCTATTCGTGTAAGACGTTCAAGCGACAACACCTCTCAAGATATTGGTTTTGTAAATGGTGAATTGGACACTACTTCAATCAGTAATTTTGTCGGAGCTAATAGTGGGTATGTGTCTATATGGTACGACCAATCAGGGAATCAAAAAAATGGAACTCAAGTATCACTAGTTAATCAACCATATATAGTTATTAACGGAACTTTACAAACATTTAATGGTAAACCTAGTTTGTTTTTTGATGGAGCTTCCAGATATTTGGATTGTGGCTATTTAAATGGAGGAACAAAGCCTACTAATTATTCAACTTGGATTTCAGCTAATTTTACAGATCTAAATTCAACAAGATGTATACTTGGTTCAGGTAATAACTCTGGAGAAGGGCGAACAACTTACAATCAATTTTCAATAAGTAGTTCACAATCTTACAAAATGTTCGGTTGTTCCGGTGATAATACAAACTATAGATATTGGTTAACCGCTAATTCTGCCTCGTTAAGTTCTTCTTACTTATTTGAACAGCACTATAAATCTAACACGTCGCCATATTTAGGTAAATTTTATTGGAATAATACATTACAAACAGTTTCGGATTGGTTAGGTGGTACTGCACAACAAAATAGCGGAACAGAATTTAAAACTACAATTGGTAGAGGAGGTGAGTTTGATGGGAATTATCATCTAGGTTATTTGCAAGAAATAACAACATATTTTTCTGACCAAATATCTAATCGTACAGGAATTTCAACAAATATAAATTCATTCTATACAATATACTAAATATGACAGGATATAAATACACAACAGAACAAGAGGCAATTAATGCAAGAAATCAAGCGGCAACTTATAAAGGGTTGCCAAACGCTCAAGGGGACACTTTGTATTGGGTTAATTATAATCATTCGGTTATAGATGGATTTTACTACATACAACACGTTGAAGGACTTGAAGACGTATTAGGCACGCCTTCAGAATTTACCGTAACATTACCAACGCTATGAAGCGTAAATACTACGAAGGGCAAAATATAAATGGTAAGATAGTGCATACAATTTGGCACGATTCAAGTAATTATTTAATAAAATTTACAGATGGAAGTTTTGAAGAATTTAAAAAATAGATGGTTAGCACCAACTCCAAACTTTTGGAAGAAAGTGCAAAGTGTAGGAATAGTTATCGGAGGGTTAGGTGCAGTATTTGTTGCGCCACCTTTCGGGCTTACCGTTGTAGGTGGTTATATGGTTGCCGTTGGGTCGGTGGCAGGTGTTTTATCACAATTGACAATAGATGAACAACGTTAAGAACTACACGGATACGGAATTATTAAACCATGCGAAAACAATCAATGGTTTTAAAGGATTTCCTAAAAACAAATGGATTTATAGTGTTAGATCAAGTGATGATGCTGAAAACACTCCAGACGATAAACACTATATTTTTGAAGATGAGAGATTCATCACTATGTTAACAGGATCAACTAATCCTGGCGCTCCTGTTTTAAAAGGTGGTTTTCTTAAATATAACAAGGTAGGTGCAGCGGTTGTAAAGTCAGATGAGTGGTATCATGACGTGTGGCAATATGGACTACATATGGGACGTATGAGAGCATTAAGGCAGGTTAACCCTATCATTGTATTCAGAGATGGAGATAGAGATGGTAAAAGCGAAGAAATCGGAAAGCCTATCAAAGGTTTATTCGGTATCAACTTTCACGGTATGGATTATAATGTATTGTCAAAAGTTACAAAAACACAGATAGGTGAGTGGAGCGCTGGATGTTTCATCTGTAATAACATGGAAAAGTATTATCAAACAATAGGAAGTTTTGAAAAAAATGGACTCACAACGTTACTTTGTGTAAAAGAATTTTAGTATCTTTACTATTGTGTTTTAGGCGGTTAAGAAATTAATCGCTTTTTTTTTGTTCTAAAGTTTGGTGTATTCATTATTAATATATATATTTGCTATATAATTAAAAACATAAACACATGAAAACAGCTTATATTAAAGTAGAAAACACAGCGACAGGTTACGGATTAGGTGGTAACGTTAACATTTATGTTGCTTGTCAAGGTGATAAATTTGGTTATTTACCAAATGAAGATAAACCATACATGCCTATTGGTGGTAAAAAAACATTAAAAAGAGTTGAATCTATTTTAATTTTTAAATAATAAAACATGGAAACAGCAAGACAACAATCAGAAACTTGTAATATGGACGACCAAAATGGAATAAGCCAAAAAGATGCTGTTAAAATAATATTTGATCAATTACCTTATTACATACTTAAAACTAAAAAA